CAAATGGCTAATGTAAAAGCGATTACAGGAGCGACAGAAGAAGAGTTTCAGAAGTTAGAAAAGTCTGCAAAAGAGTTAGGTGCTACTACTCAATTTACAGCTAAAGAGGTTGGACAACTACAAGAGGAGTATGCTAAATTAGGTTTCACCACTGACCAAATACTAGACGCCTCAGAGGCTACATTAGAACTAGCAACTGCCACAGGTTCAGACTTAGCGCAATCTGCTAAAGTTGCTGCTGGGGTTATTAATGGTTTTGGTTTAGAAGCTAAAGACACGCAGAAGATAGTTGATGTAATGGCTAAATCTTTTACTTCATCCGCTTTGGATATTACCAAGTTTGAAACCGCTATGAGGCAGGTTGCTCCAGTAGCTAAAACTGTTGGTTTGTCTGTTGAAGAAACAACGGCTGCGTTAGGTGTTTTAGTTGATTCTGGAATAAGAGCAGAAACAGCTGGTACTGGTTTGAGAAATATTTTACTAGAAACTAAAAAGGCTGGGATTAGCGTAGAGGACGCTTTTAATAAGATAACAACTAGCTTAGACCCTTCTAAAACTGCTTTAGAATTGTTTGGTAAGGAAAACTCGGCAGTTGCTATTACATTAGCTGATAGTACTAGAAAAACAGCTAGATTTACAAAGGAACTAGAAAACTCTAACGGAGCTGCTTCAGCTATGGCTAAAATAGTAGGAGATACTTTAGAAGGAGATGTTAAAAGGCTTAATTCTGCTTGGGAGGGGTTGGTTCTTAACTTAGGTCAAAATGGTGAAGGACTGTTTAGAGAAATAACGCAAGGCGTAACTGATCTAATTGGTGGTATTTCTGATTTAGTTAAAAACACCCATGAACAATCTGATGCAATGGAAACGCAAAGGGTTAAAATGAATGCTTTAGTTCAAGGTATTACAGATGTTAACACAGGGGAAGAAGAAAGAAGTAAGTTAATAAATGAGTTAAATGCTAGATACCCTAAATTCTTAGGTAATTTAGACGCTGAAAAAGTGACTAATGAACAGCTAAGAAATAGATTAAAAGAGGTTAATGATGAATTAGTTAACAAGATAATTATACAGCGTGAAAACGAGAAGATAGAAGAAGCTGGAGAGCAGTTAGCTGAAGATAGAATAGATAGAGCTGAAGAGGATATAGAATTAAGACGTAGGTTGAATAGACTTAATACTGAATTAAATCTAGGGCTTGACTTGTTGAATGGGACTTTAGAAGATAATGTACAAGCTACTCAAAAAGCTATAATAGCTACTGCTGATAATGGTTTAGAAAAAACAGCGGCAATAGCTCTAGCTGCTCAACTAGGGCTAGAGTATGGCAGTTTAAAAGATGCACAAGATGATGTAACAGAGTCTACTGATGAATTAAACAAGGCTCAAAAGGATAAAAACGAGCTGCTTAAATCTTTAGGTATTAACGAGTCAGACTACACTGATAAAGTTGATGAGAACACAGAAGCGGTAAACGCTAATAATGATGCTACCGCTAAATCTGTAAAGAACTTGAATCTAATTAATAAAGAATTAGAAGAAATTGATGATGATGATTTTTTCTGGAATGATGAAGAGTTAGATAAGCAAGAAGTGTTTTTTGATGAGTCAGAAAATAGTTTTAAAAAATTCGCTGATGCAGTAGAGAAGATAAATAAGGGTATATCTGATGTAACAGAAAAAGAAGCGGATGATAGAGCTAAAGAGTTTGCGTCAGAAGCTAGAGAAAAGTTGGATGCTGAAATTGAAGCAGAAAATCAAAGGCTAGAGTTTAAAAAGGAAGTCAGGAAACAAGAGTTAGATTTAGCTGAACAAGCAGCAAGTGCTTTAATAGATGTATCTAATAGAAGAGTAGAGCGTCAAAAGACTTTAGAATTAGCTTCTTTAGATGCTAGACTAGAACAAGGTTTAATATCTCAGGCTGATTTTGAGAAAGAAAGAGAAGCGATAGAAAGAAGGGCATTTAATAAACAAAAGAGGCTAGAAATAGCTCAAATACAAATATCTTTAGCTAGAGAACTAGCAAGTATTGCGGCTAACTCTGCTGGAAACCCATTAAATGCTTTTACTGGTGGTACAGCTGGTGCTGTTCAAAATAGAATATTAGCAGGTTTAGCCGTGGCAAGAGCAGCGGTACAAACTGGAGTTGTCGCTAGTCAATCATTTGCAGAGGGAGGTTATACAGGTGATGGTTATGGTAGTCCTGATTCTAGTGGGTTTAAACAAGCTGGTGTTGTCCATGAAGGTGAGTATGTAGTACCTAAACACGTTTTAGAATCTCAAAGAGGTGGGCAATTAGTAGGAGCTTTAGAATCTATGAGAACAAGTAGACCTGCACCATTTTCTAGTATAGGATTTGCTAACGGTGGTTTCACATCAGCACCATCTAGCGTAGATATGACTGACTTAGAAAACAGAATAACAACAGCGGTAACTAATAGCATTGGAGCTATCCAAGTAGTTAACAATGCCACTGATACGGTTAGTGAGGCAGTAAGAGTAAACAATATCCAAGCAGAAGCTAGTTTTGGATAGTAAATAACTAACAATTAGTAAATTAACCACTGTTTTAATTAATGGTGGTTTTTTTATATCTTTATACTATGTGGTTAGCTAAACTATTCGGACAAGTGAAAAACTTTGATAGTGATATTGTTACTAATAAGGTAAAAGAAGAAAGGCTATCTATTTGCAATACTTGTCCACACAAACGAGCAGACTTTAAAACATTGCTAGTGAAAAAGAAAGGAGTAGCGCAATGCGGAGTATGTAAATGCTCTATCTTAGAGAAAGCAATTTGGGAAAGCGAGGAGTGCCCTAAAAATATGTGGAATGTTTAACGTAAGCGAAAACATAAAGAATATCCAACCAGAAGAATGGATTAAGATAGAAGAAGCTGTAAATAAAACATATCGTAAGATGATGTGGGATAGAGCAAGCTTTGATTATTTAGTTGACCTATTTATTAAAAACGTAGAACCAAATTTTACCCCGTCATGTTCAAAATGCAGAAACAGAGTAGCAGGTTACTGGAAGCAGAGGCTAGAGAATTACAAGACGCTTTAACTCATTCACTATACTCAGTAATAGATAAAGCTATGGACGGTAGACACGCTGTCACTATCCTTTTAGATGCTGGGTTAATAGATGAAAAGGCTGTTAGAAACATTTCGGTTATAAACGACTACGATATAATGCGTAAGAATCCTTTGTACTTAATGAAGGATATTTACTATAACTTATCAGTTAAATATGATGTGTCAATTAATTTAGTTAAGAAGATTGTATTAGAAAGAAATAAGTGATGGATTTTAATAATTATTATATAGACGAATTAGTAGAGCTTAGGGAGAAAGCTAGGGAATCTAAAGATTGGGGCTTATCAGATGAGTTAAGAAAGTTTTTAGACTTAAAGAAAGCTTTTGTTTTTGATACTCCAGAAGGTCAAGTAGTTTTACACTCAAACAAGTTTAAAGACAGGAAAGAGTTAGAAGATTACATTAAAGAGCAAAGAAGATTAGAGGCGTTGGTTGACTCGTTTACTTATTCCAATCTTGATAAAGAAAGTATTGAGGATTTCAATAGATTAGTTGAGCTAGAGAAAAAAGATAAGATTAAAGACCCGTTGTATTATATTTTTCATTAATATTGTAGTGCTTGATTTCATAAGTAAATAGGTTTAGCAATAGTGTGTAGAGAGGTTAACGCCTCTCTTTTTTTTGTCTAAACTTTTTATTCACAACTTATTATACCAATTAGTACAATTGTACTATGAATTGGTATTCTATTAATAATTCTATACAAAATAAACTATCAATTGCGATAGATGAGGAAATCGGTTCTTTTGGGATAGACGCTAAGTCTTTTATTGATGAGGTAAAAGCTTCAGGGTCTAAGGATATTGAATTGACTATAAATAGTGGGGGTGGATCAGTTTTTGACGCTCTTGCAATTTATGACTTTTTGAAAAACTCTACTTTTAATGTAGAAGTTAAAATTGAGGGGTTAGCTGCTAGTGCTGCTACAATTATTGCATTGTCTGGTGATTCTAAGCCAGTAATGACAGAAAATAGTTTCTTTATGATTCATAACGCTTGGATGCCTGTTGTATCTATGGCTGGTATGAATAGTGATGAAATTAGAGAATATACAGAAGAGTTAGAAAAACAAGCCGAGTTAATGGATAAGATTAACTTAAAACTTGCTAAGATTTATTCTAATTCAACTGGTGTTGAGTTGTCAGAAGTTCAAACTATGATGGCTAACGAAACTTGGTTAACTGCTGAAGAGGCAAAAGATTTAAACTTCATCGGTGAGATTGAAGGAGCTTTAGCTATTGCTGCTTATGCTTCACCTAAAGAGTTAGCTAAGAAAGGGTATGAAAAAGTACCATCAAACTACGTAAATCAATTAAATAACGTGAATATGTCTGAAAACAAAGACGGTCTATTAGACCAGTTGAAGGCTTATGTATCTGATTTATTAGCTCCAAAAGCGGAAGCAGTAGAAAAAAAAGTAGAAGAGACTCCGGAGGTTGAGGCTACTGAAGAAGTTACTGAAGAAGTAGAGGAAGTTACTGAAGAGGTTACTGAAGAGCCAAAGGATTCAGTGGATGTAGAAGCTATCAAAGCAGAGCTATTAGCATCTATTAAAGCTGAAGTTTCTGCTAAAGATGAAGAATTAGCAGAGTTAAAGAAAGAATTGGATAAAGCTAAAGCAGCTAGAAAGCCATTAGAGGCTAAAGCTGACGCTGTTAATCCAGAAGTTAAAAGTGAGAGCGCAGACGAGCTAGGGGATGCAATCTTAAATGTTTTTAAATCTAGCGGTTTTATTAAATAATATTTAAAAATGGCAAATTTTATTACACAATCATTCAATGTTACTTACTCAGGTAAGGATATTGTAGACGAGTTATTCTACGCTCCACAGGAGGGGTCAGATGACTTAATGGGAATTAGAAAAATGAATAACGTTAAGACTAAGGTGAATATGTATTTACCATCTACTCTTAACAAAATTGTAAGAAAGTACTCTACTTGTGGTTTCTCTGCAACTGGTAACGCTATTGACGTATCAGATAAGACTTTAGAAGTTTCAAGGCTTAAAGTAAACTTAGAGCAGTGTGGTGATACTTTCTACGGTACTGTATGGGAAGAGTTCTACAACCCAGGTACAGCTATTGATGATTTAACTAATACTATTGTTGGTGACATCGCTAGAAGAAAAGTTGCTGAAGGGATTAGAGATGATAACGGGCGTATCGCTTGGTTCGCTGCTGATTCTGCTGCTTCAACTGATTACAGCCAGTTTGATGGATTTATTCAGTTATTCGTTGATAACTCTGCTGAGTTAGGACAGTACTTAGAAATGACTGACATTGCTAATGTAGAAGATACTAACGGTGACTTAGTTGCTGATGGTGCTTACGAGTTATTAAAGTACGCTTGGGAAAATCAAACTAAGGTTTTACGTCAAATGCCAAATGCTTCTAAAGCGTTTAGAGTTACTTGTACTGTTATGGATAACTTAAGAACTACTTACGAGCAGTTAGGAACTGGTAACAACTTAGGTTTATCTATGTTAATGGATGGTTCAACTCTTACTTTCAGAGGTGTAGCTATTCAAGAGGTAACAGGTTGGGATACTCAATTAGCTGATGCTGCTAACCCTAACTCACAAGGTTTAGGTATTGACATTGGTAAGAACTTATTAGTTTACACTGTAAACGATAACTTAGTTTTAGGTTCTGATGTTACTGATCCACAAGCTCAATTAAAGTTCAGAAGCAACGATGATGACGATGAGTTGTTAAAAATCATTGCTAAGTACAAAATGGGTGCTCAGTTCGTACATGGTGAATTAATTTCAATGTACTTCTAAGAATAAATTAAGCCCCTGCGAAAGTGGGGGTATTTTTTAATTAATAAAATTATTTAATATGTCAGAAATTTCAACAGACGTTCTTATTAACTGTAACGATGAGAACAGAAGAGGAGGTATTAAGAGAGTATTTGTTATCAACAAAGATGATATTCAAAGCTTTACGGTATCAACTGACCCAGAACACGCTTATACTGCGGTTGTATTAGAAGATACTGATGCTGTATGGTATGAGATTGAAGGAGAATTACAAACTAAGTCTTTTTCTTCTGAAGGGTCAAGAGAAAATGGTTCTATTGCTTATGAAAATACTTTAGAGGTATTCTCACCAAGAATGGAAAAAGTTAAGGCTTACGGTCTTAATCAGTATATTCAATCATGTGGTTTAGTTGTAATCTTTGAAACTTACAACAAAGAAACTACTGAAAACAAAGCTTTTGTATTAGGGTATGATGAAATCATGGGGGTAGATGCTCACGTTGACGCTATCGCTAACGAAGTTTTAGAAGCTGAGGTACAAGGTCAAAACGGTTATACTGCAACATTCGCAGGAACAGGAGCAGAGTTAAAGTATGAGTTTGTTGGTTCTATTGTAGCTAACAGCGGTACTGTAAACTTCGGTGCTTAATCTTATTTAAGGTCATAACTTGGTTTATGGTAGGGTAGTTGCTTATGCAATGAAGGGGAGTCTTAATTGATTCCCCTTTTTTATTGATAACAGTATTGTAATTGCAACCTCGTACCTCGGCAGTCGCACAAGCTCAATTACAAGGATGTTATGTTTAATTAGTGATAAATTCACCATCTAACCATTTATCAATACTTTTTTGAGGGTATCTACATTCTGTGTAAATATTCTCATCCGTGAATAATTTATATTTACCATCATTATCCAATATTAAATAATAACCAACATAAATAAACTCTGGCTCTAAATACTCATGAAACTCTGAGTAATCTTTTATAAATGTATATCTTTTACTTATAAACATTCTATTGCATTTTTTACAAAATTCTATTCCTTTTTTTTCTATTTGCGGTATATCACAACTACAAGGTAAACTCATCTCTTTTATTTAAAATTTAACAAAACATAACACATAATTAAACGCAATTAAAAAAGCGTTTACTTTCAACGTTGTGCATAATACTAAAACAGTCTGTACTTAGTATCATTTATCCTTTGCTCAGCTATTTTAAAATATTGGTCATTCATTTCAATACCTATAAAATCTCTATTGGTATTTTTACAAGCTACACCAGTACTTCCAGAACCCATAGTTAAATCAACTACTAAATCATTTTCATTACTAAAAGTCTTTATTAAATCCTCTAACAATAAAACGGGTTTTTGCGTTGGGTGGTAATTATCCCTATCTCTTTTATATTCAAAAACATTATCCTTGTATTTACCACCTTCCCATAGATTGAAAGTGCTTAGCGTTTTGTCTTCAAATTCTTTATATATTTTATAGGCATCTTCATAGTTCATAAAACCATCCATTTTATCAATTCCATACAACTCAATCAAATTATTATAGGTTTCTAAAGTATGGAAATTATATCTTCTAGCTTTATTACTATTAAACGTATCTAAAACAGCATACTTTTTAAATCCAGCGTTTTTAAAATCTTCATAAATATCGTAGTTCTTTTTATTTATAAAGGTTCTAATCTTATTAGTGTATTCTTTAATGGGGTTTATTGTTACATCTTCACTTTTACTATAAATTAAAATATCTTCCGTTTTATAAAGTAGTGCCTTTTTACTTCTCATAAAACTACCAAGTGTATCTTTTAACCATATTGCTCTGTAATTAAATGGTACGTTTGGTATTGCTTTGTTTATTAATTCACTTGTAAAAGGTTCTTGAGCAAATAAAATCATTTTGCCATTTTTACGTAGTATTCTGTTTGCTAAATGCATTATTTTATCAGTATCAATAACAGAATCCCATTCGTGTTTTTCTTTCCCTTGATGGTAAATACCTGTTTTGCTTTGTCCTTCCATTGTTCCATAAGGTAAATCAGTCAATATTAAATCAACGCTTCCACTTTCTATTTTATCGCTTTCAATTAAGCAATCACCTTTGTATAATTTCATTCTATTTAGTTTTCCTGTTAATAATCCGTACTATGCACAACAACGTATAAAGTGCATTAAAACGCACCTTATACAATGCGTTATAAACAAGAGGTTAGTAACAACTAACTAACAGGTTTTATTTTCGTTGAATCCTCTCCAACAGTGTTTTTATTTTTTAATCTCTTGTTTTTAACCTATTGCTCTTCTATCCATTCTTTAAACATTTCAATGGAAAATTTCGA